CCGAGCCTTGAAACCCGCTGGGAGGTTTGCGAGTGTTCCAGCATCTATTAGCTGGCGTAGAATGCTAGTAGCCGCACGACCTAATCCACCAATCATGTGAATTAAACCAAAGCCATAGAACCCTAGACCAGGCATAAACTTATAATGTACAAAGTACTGTCGCTTTTTAGCTAGATCAGTTCCTTCATCGTAGTTTCTACGAACAGATAGAATATCACCAGACGATTCATCTATTGTAACAATGTACGGTAGCTGAATGCCAGTAGGTTCTCCATCAGGAGACATGTCTTCAAAACCCTCAAGGTCTAAATCAACATGCATCTCCAACAACGTGTAGATCTCGTCAGTATATGTCTTAGATAAACCTTGGATCTCGTCAACTTTTTCACGAACCTCGTTTGTTTCTAAATCACCTGTCTCTAATTCTATGTCTCGATAGAAACCTGCAACCTGCATCTTGCGAACTTGGTTGTAATCCATTCGTAAAACATGCGTAACCCGAGATGCTGTATTTAAATCAGAAGCTGAGTACGGAACAACAAGATCTTGAGCCGGAATAAACTTAGATACCGAGCGCTGCTTGGCCTCATCAAAGTAGACTTTTTTAAATGTTGAGCCCGACAGCGGTAAATAAAACAACAGTTGATCCATATCAGGATCGTATTCGTCCATGATCTCCATAATCTGGTAGTTCATATACGCTTTTACACGATGTGCTTGAGCTTCTCGCTCTGCATCTTGCTTACCCATCACTTGAGTTTGTACAGGTCCACCGGCTGGTAGAAGCTCCTTGTAGGCCTGTGCTTGGAATTGTGTAACACTTTCCGCTATTAGTGGGTGAGTGACGCCAGAGGCCCCTTGAAATGGCTCTGTGCGCTCCTGCTGCTTAATACCTAGCTGATCTAAACCTTTGGTGTAAGCTTCTTCCCAATCAGCGCGTGATGTTTGGTCATCTTCGTAAGACGATCTAAGCTCAGAGGAAAGCTCCCCCATGTAACCGTCATCTAAATACTCAGCAAGGTTTGCTTCATGCTCCATAGGTGCTTCAGCTTCTGCCTCTTGAATCATATCTGCAAGGGATTGAACTATAGCAGACCCATCTGCATTCTGTATAACCTCGGCACCACCCGAGAAATCTTCTGGCATATCCACAGGGACATCGACTGAAGGCAACATTTCATCAGGTCCACCCTGCATTTCTCCAGTATCTACAAGTGTGCCCATGGGGCGAGGTGGCAAGGCCATTAATAATACTCCCGTTTACGCGGAACAAAGTCTTCTCCGCTGTCTTCACCTTCAAGTGATATAAACCCACCTTGACGAAAACGCATCAGTGCTAGTGTCATGCTATCACAATAGTCATCATGATCGCCATTAGGAAAAGAAACTATTTCTTCTATAACTTCATCCGCAAATTTCTTATCTGCTGGTGCCCAAACCACACCCGCTTCGAATAAGGGTGCAACCATGTGCATTCTAGTTACCTTATCACGCCCTTTGCCTGGTGAGAAGCCTAATGCTGGTATTCCTCGCTGACGAAGTTCATCAATCAACGGTTGACCTGTTGCTTTAGCCTCTACAATAACCATATCAGGGTCCCAATACTCGTGTTCTTCAAAGGCTTTTTCCTTTAACTCAGGGAAATTCCACCTACCACGCTGTGCATCTAGCAAAACTACGTTGTCCGGTCCACCATCTAATGGTTTGAACACTCCCCATGTCGTAATTGCAGAGTAATCCGCTGTTTCTTTCTTAGAAAACGCTGTATCATACGCCTGTAATATGTAATCTAGGCGGGGAATCTTCTCTTCTTCCCACATTTTCCACCACTCACGCTTAATTATAGCAGATTCGGAAGATGTAGGCTGTTGTTGCCACTGAGCCGCCCATTTTCCTACCGGAAGTGACGCTTTAATAGACAACAGTGCGTCTTTTTCCCAAAACTCCGGCCACAATGCGTTACCGCTAGGTAGAATTGCAGGAAATTCTACAACTTCCCACTGGTCTGACATGATATCGCCGCCTTGTTGGGCCAATAAACGGCCTGTCAAGTCTTTTTTACCCCATCTAGTCATAACAATTATGATTGAACCGCCCGGTTGAAGACGTTGTCGAGGTCCAGAGGTGTACCATTCGTATGCATGGTCAAATGCAGTCTCGCTTAACGCATCTTGTTCCGAATGAGGGTCGTCAATGACAAGTAAATCCGCACCACGGCCCGTGATGGCCGCGCCAACACCCGCAGCAAAGTACTCCGCACCCTTGTCCGTGCCCCATTTACCCGCACCTTTATTGTCTTCTTTAAGGTTTGTCCCTGGAAATATCTCTTTATACTTTGGATCATCGATTAAATCCCTTACTTTTCTACCAAACCGCACAGCTAGTTCGGTGTTGTGGGTAGCTTGTATGATTTTTAACTTTGGGTTACGTCCCAAGAACCATGCTGGCATTAGATAACTAGCAAATTCAGATTTAGAATGCCGAGGTGGCATGTTAATAATTAATCGTTTACACTCTCCACGCGCAACAGCCTCAAGCTTTTCAGCTATGACGCGGTGATGACGCCCCTCAATAAAATTATCGTAGACGTGATGAGCAAAAGGCATGAAGTGATCATAAGCTTTTTCTTGTAAATCTAGGCGTTTCTTAGCCTCTGTCAGCGCTAAAATTTCTTTTAACGCCTCCTCGGGTAATGCCTGTAAATTCATGCTCTACGCCTTGATCCATATTGTGGGTTAGGGTTGGTCTGGTAGTAAGCACCACCCGTTGGCCGAACTCGCTCTGGTAAATCTTCTATCATCTGACAAACATACTCACCATTAATTAATACTTTTTCAAATCCTTCTGGACATTCAAATCCGCTGTCGTCTACTACTGGAATATCGTTGTCATCGTCCCCGATATCTACAGTTGTATCTTCACCTTCGCCAGGTTCATCGTTGTCGTCTACCTCAATTGTAACTTCTGGCTCGTCTGGTTCTACAACGGTAGTCACAAACGGGCTTGTAACTTCTGTCTCTACTACAGGTGCTGCCTCTACTACAGGTGCTGCTGCTACAGTAGCAATTCCTGTGGGCTCTGTGTTAAGCTTAGATACCTGAGTTTGATTAGGAACCGTCACTGATGTATTAGCTCTGTTAACTTCGCCTTCAATAATTGTTGGGTCCGTTTCTACTACATCATAAGCCGTTGTTTCTGGTGCAACATCGTAGACAACTTCACCATCTAATACTTGTTCTTGTATATTATTTTGTGGGTTTATACCAGCAATGCCTGATGTTGTAGGTTCAGCATCAAACTTTGAAATGCTAGTTGTCGTTGGCGTTGGCACAGTTAACGAAGTACTTGGACCTTCCGGTTTAGTTACTGGAAGGTTCATTGCTTGTTCTGCCATTTTTGTTACTTCTGCCATAGATAGGTTGTTTGCTTCAGCAAGCGGTCTAGCCGTCTTCATAGACAACTCTCCGGTAGCATCAATCTCTGCTTTAATAGTATCAATCACAGATAGTTCTTCATTAGCTACAATTTCTTGAGACGTAGTTAAAGGCTGCGCTATATTGCCAGTGCTAATTGGTGTAAACGTTCCACCAGAACCCAGCGATGCCAATCCTTGAGGAACCACCGACGTTGCCTCTACAGCAGAGTTTGGTGCCGTGCTGGTACCTGCCGCCGCAATCTCTTGAGGTCCTAAAGTGCTAGTGTCTACAACAACATCTGTCCCTGGTATTGTAATTAAATTAGGTTCTACATTTCTAGGTGCTGCAGTGTTTAATGTTGTTACATCAACAGGGGGAACAACAACGTTTCCACCACTTAATGCCGTAGAAGCAGACTGACCTACAGTATTAATTAAATTTGCATCCGATGCCGCATTCTGTGCGGCTATAACCTGTTGTGTCTGTTGACCCGCAGTATTAATTAAATTTGCATCCGATGCCGCATTCTGCGTGGCAACAGTTTTAAAGTTCGGGTTACTAACTCTGGCTCTTAGCTCTGAAATAACCTGACCAGGCATAGTTCCTGTACCAGGTCCAGAGACAATCCCATTTTCTCTTGCAATCCTTAACAGATCTGCTTGAGACGTATTTCCACTATTAACAAGGTCAACGGCTTCTTGTGTTACGGTGTTAGTTTTAATACCAGCAGGTGCGTTAGCATCCATTTGAATCTGTGGTATTCCAGTGCCAACGGCTTCAATGGGTGATTTTTGCACAAGTGGACCTGGAGAGCTGGCTATGTTGTCATACATATTAAATTGTGATGTAGGCGCTTCTTGATTTACAGCGCCTGATTGTGACGTAGAAACAAGTGGACCTGGAGAGCTGGCTATGTTGTCATACATATTGAATTGTGACGTAGGAGCCTCTTGATTTACAGCGCCTGATTGATCTGTGATCTGTAACTGTCCGGATTGATCTGTGATCTGTAACGGTGCCGTTTCAGTTTCGACTTCAGTTCCAACTTCAGTTCCAACAGTGTTAATTGGTGAAGAAGTACTAGTAATAGCACTAGCGCCCGCACCTAAACCGAAACCAACAGCTGCAGCTTCTGGATCAAACTCGGCCATTTTAAACCGCTCTGCTTCAACAGAATCCGTAATAGTGGGTTCTAGAAGACCTTCTTCGAGAGCATTTACACCACCAACAGTAAGACCACCAGTAATTTTTTTTACTAGTGGTTTTTTAACACCCCCGGTTAAAACATTGCCAAGGCCCGTCTTAGTGACTGCAGCTGGTAATATCATACCCGCGGCCGCAGCTAATGGAACTGTTCTATTCTTATACTTTTCAACAAGCGCGGCTCTTTGCGCTGGGCTTACGTTAGGGCCAAACCCCCCACTATCTATCTTACGGTTAATACTTCCTTCAATTTCGTTTGTTAACTCTCCAATTGTTAAACCAGCACCCGTTGCAAAACCTAGAGCTGGATTTATGGCTGTAGCGCCAACTATACCAGCAACAGCAGGTGCGCCGTAAACTAATTCTGCCAACAAATTCTCTGCGGAGAAACCATCGGGCCCAAAAATCTTTCCTTTTTTTGCTCTTCCCGCTCGAGTGTCTGCAATTTTTTTTAATTTCTCTAACCTACTTTTATCAAAACCTTCTTTGTACTCACCCAATTTATCAGCAAATGTATTACTTGTACCTGCAACTTGCATAGGTAAGTTTGGGTTTACACCCATAGCCCCAGCAAACCCAGGATCAACCTTATACATTTGACTTCCATCGTACATCTTGTCTTTACCGTATCCAAACGAAGCATTTTGTGCAGGATCCAAAGCATCAAGAGCCGATTCAATGCCACCTGCAGCTGTTTTAGCTGCAGAGGACAGACCTGCGCTGAACAATCCACCATAACCAGTGCCCAGATCGTTTTGTGCATTTGTTAAAGCATTGTCACTAACGATACGATTTTCATTGATCTGAGTCTGTAACGCAGTTTCAAAACCCGTGCTTGGTGGTCCGGTGTTCGCGGACGAAGTAGGTGATACATCAACAGCAGGCGCTGCTTCTGGAACTACATCATCGCCGCTAAACCAATTTCTTGGGTTAAAACTGCTTTCAGAAAAACTACTTGCTGAAGATGACGTGTTAGATTTTGGGGCTCTTCCAGAAGTAGCAGTTGCAACCGTCCTATCAGAAAAGGTACTGGACCCAGATGAGACCTCACTGTTGGGGTTATTGTAATCTCGAGTGCTTGAAACAGGAGCAGAACCACCCGCGTCATTGTTTCCGTAACTACCAGAACTGCTGGGAGCAGTTTTAGCAGGAGGCGCTACAGCTTTTTGAAAGTTACCGCGTTTCTTGTCACCGCCGCCACCGCCACCGCCGCCAGTATCTTCACCGCCGTAACAAATCTGAGGTTTTAAAAAATTATTAATCATAATACTCAACCACCTTTTTTCGGATACCATCCGTGCCTAGAGCCGCGGTGCGACCGTGCTGACTTAACATGCGGATACACTTCTTTAAAATAATTTTGCATCTGCCTACAAATGTATAATACATCAGAAGTACCCCCTTTGGCAATCAAATCTATGAAAACTAAATGTTCTCCTTTTTCTCGAGCAAAAACCTCCGGACCACAGTAATCTCTCGTCTCAAACTCCTCATCCGTTAAAAAAGCCCACGTCACAAATCCACGATACCTAGAACCATCCCAAAAATGATGAAGCTTCGCAGAACCATGGGCCGGTAATAATCGCCACGCAATCGTCGCACACGGAAATTTACTGTAAGGTTCAGTCGTAGACCACAAATCTATAGCTTTTAATATACTCATGGGACACTTGTACACTAACCACAACCGGAATGAAAGAAGATTGGGCATTTTTTCGGGGCCCCGGGTCCCTAATGGAATTACCAATGAATGATTTCGCTGGACCAGCTTAATAGGGACTCGCATGGTGGTGCGCCCCAAAAAAAGGGGGGTAGGGGGTCAAGGTGTCACTGTCAAACGTGACATAATAGCCACAGTTACCCCTGTAATAATAATGTCACATAATAAATTAAAGTTAAATAAATGTGGTTTAGTTGTGATTTGGTTGTTTACATTCGACAAGTAATAGATGCATGATGTAATCATGGTAAGCAATAACGCTTTACTATTTTAATTAAGGAATAATTATTATGAACGATCAACATGTTTTAGAATGGATACTATCACTTGAAGTCCGCGCTTATTGCTTAGGAAGTAAAGAAGCCTTTGCAATATTAACTCAAAGAAAGGAGGTGTAATATGAAGAATGCAATTAGATACATTACACGCGCCGCGGATTTGGAAGCAAGTGAGACAGGCCTACAAGGCAAACATCAATATCTGTCTGCCCTTGCCAAGCATGTAAACGCGGAATTAAAGCGCGTTGAAAAGCAAGCAATAGAAACTTGTAGGGCAGATCGACACGTCACCGGCAAACGTGACCTTGCACCAAATAGAGACTTGTACATTGAGTTGCATGGAGTGCAAGCATGGGAAAAGAACAAGCGTACAACTAATAGTACGTCACTTGTATGGTCGGTCAATTATGATTACATTGGTGCAGACTTAGAAGAATATCCACAATCAGACTTCTGATAGTACTTGTTAGCCGCCCTTTATTGGGCGGCTATGAAGTGCAATCAAGCACGTTAACGAAGGAAATAATGATATGCCAAGAACAACATTCGGAAAAACCAGACCACAAGATAATCCATACGCGACATACCAGAACGCCCAAGGCTGGACTTGGAAAGTCTTAAAAACTTATAAGCACTCAAAATCTGAGAATGACTATTCTAGATGGTTTGTTGCCGCTACATCACCTCATATGCACAACGGCCAGTATGAGCTAGGCGATACCTACGCGGGTGAGATCAAAAACTATGGCACTCTGGTCCAAGCTGATCCGCTCTGGATTGAGCAATACCATACACCATCTAAAGTACAAGCGTAATAGTACTTGTTAGCCGCCCTTTATTGGGCGGCTATGAAGTGCAATTAAGCACGTTAACGAAAGAAATATTGTGGAACACATTATAGAAAAAATGTCAGACGACGCTTGCAATCCTAAATTTAAAGTTTTGTTTAGCTTAGTAGGAAAACGCGGGTTTGATGAAATATTAAGTAATGAGCCAAGAAGCTTTATTATTAAAATCTTAAAAGAATATAAGAACCTAGGCTATAGCCAAGACCAGATTAATCTTTTTTATGAGCGTTGGCTATTGTTGTGGCATTGGGAAGGTTACCCACAATCAGACCACGGCGAAAGATAATACTTGTTAGCCGCCCTTTATTGGGCGGCTATGAAGTGTAATTAATACAATTAAACGTCCGCTGCAGAAGCGCTGCACTAAAATAAATGGTCTGAGATTTGGACGTGAGCAAAAAATATCGTATATATATACAGCGGCAAGGCCGCAGAGCCGCAGAGCTGCAGAGAATTATACATATATATAT